CACTTCATGAAGGCCTACAGGCATGGCGACCCCTACTACAAAGCGCCGATCCCCCACACCGACATCACCGGCCAACGCTTCGGCAGCCTCACCGCCCAAGAACGCGTCAACGGCCGCTGGAATTGCGCCTGCGACTGCGGCGCCACCACAACCGTCCGGATCGGCGACCTCAAAAACGGGAACGCCAAATCCTGCGGAAATCCCAAGATCCATCGACGCTCAGAATCCCCAACCTACGAAGCCGTCCACGAACGACTCCGCAGGGACCGCGGCCCAGCACGCGCCCAACACTGCGTCGACTGCGGCAAGCGCGCAGCCCACTGGTCCTACGACCACGCCGACACGGCCGAGCTCGTCGGCGAGAGGGACGGGCTGCGCCGGCCGTACAGCCTCGATCAACAGCACTACCAGCCCCGCTGCGTGCCCTGCCACAAGCGACTCGACCTCGACCGCCTCGCCCTCAGCCGCACCCAAACAAGCCCAGGGGCTTGAAAATCGCTAGCCTGTGAGTCGGCCGTTGAGCCGCCGCGTGAACTTTTTCAGAGAGCCCACCCTGTCGTACCGGTACGGTCCGGGTACACCGCTACCCTGACCGACAGCCTCGACGCCCCCGGAGTCCCGATGTTGAATGTCACTTGCGCGCGATGCGGCACGACGTTCGGTGCGCAGCGGAAGACGGCGCAGTACTGCTCCACGAAGTGCAAGGTCGCTGCGGTGCGGGCCCGGCAGCGGGAAGCGGATTCGGCGCCGCCGGCGATCCAGCCTCGTCGGGATGGTGCCCGCCTGGTGGCGCTGGAACCGAAGTCGCACGCGTCGGATGGGCTGGTGGCGACCACGGAGCGTGTCCTCGCTGCGGCCAACCGCCTGGACTCGTACCACGGGGTCGTGGCGCTCTACCAGGCGCGGCTTCTCGATTCGGGTGTGCAGGACACGATGTCGTCGATGGCGGCGATGTTCCGGGAGTACAAGGCGTCGATGGCTGAGGCTCTGGCTGGGGTGGTTGATGCGGAGACGCCGTTGGAGAAGATCCGGCGTGAGCGGGAGCTGAAGGCCGGGTGACGCTGACCGAGTCGGTCTATGGCGTGCAGACGCCGCGATTCGTTCACACCCCGGAAAACGTTGTGGACAACCGGGCGTCCGAGGCTGTCGAGTTGATGGCTGCGATCGGGATGCCGTTGGATCCGTGGCAGGTTGCGACGCTTGAGGCGTGGCTGGGTGTCCGTCCGGATGGGACGTGGGCGGCGACGCAGGCGGGCATCCTCGTGGCTCGGCAGAATGGGAAGAACGCGATCCTCGAGGCGCGTGAGTTGGCGGGTCTGTTCCTGTTCGGGGAGCGGCGCATCATCCATAGTGCGCATGAGGGCGATACGGCCCGTGAGGCGTATAAGCGGATGGTGGCGTTGATCGAGTCGACGCCGTGGCTTGAGGCTGAGGTGGCGTCGATGCCGAAGTGGCCGTCGGGTGCGATCGTGTTGAAGAACGGTGCGGAGTTGTCGTATCGGACGCGGACGAAGGGTGGTGGGCGCGGGTTCTCTGCCCCTGTGGTGATCTTCGATGAGGCGCAGGAGTTGACGGGGGAGCAGCAGGCTGCGGTGCAGCCGCTCGTGTCTTCGTATAAGCGGCGCCAGTTGATCTATACGGGTACGGTCCTCCCGGATGCGGGGATCTTCCGTGGCGTGGTGGAGCGGGGCCGGGCTGGCGCGGCGTCGGGGAACCTCGGCTATACGGAGTGGTCGGCGGCTGAGGGCCTGGATCCGACGGTTGAGGACGACTTCGTGTTGGGGTCGTTGCAGTCGAATCCGTCGATCGGGTTCCGGATGACGTTGGATGCGGTCCGGGACGAGCGGGACACGGCGGTGTCGTCGTTGACGTTGGATAAGTTCTTGCAGGAGCGCTGGTCGGTGTGGCCGGACATTGCGGCGGCGGGTCAACTGATCCCGGTGCCGGCGTGGACTGCCTGTCTGACGGATTGGGTGCCGGGCCCGGATCAACTGATCGAGCACATCGGTGTCGCGTCGAGCGTGGATGGCGCGTGGTCGAGCGTGGGTGTCGCGTTCCAGCGTGACGGGCGGACGCATGTGCATGTTGTGAAGCATGAGCCGGGTACGGATTGGGTGATCCCGTACGTGGTTGGGCTTGCGGAGAGGCGCCAACCCCGCACGGTCGTGGTGGATGGTGGCGGTCCGGCGTCGAAGAGCCTGGGTAATGGGTTCCGTGCGGTGTTGTCGGAGCGGGTGTTTGTGGAGACGTCGACGAAGGAGATGCAGGCGGCGACGGCGCAGTTCGTCGACGCGGTCCTGCAGCAGAAGCTTGAGCATCGGGGGTTCCCGGCGTTGGATGCGGCGGCTGCGGGGGTGCGGGAGAAGCTGGTGGGTGATGCGCGGATGTTCGACAGGCGGAAGTCGCAGGTCGTGGTTGCGCCGATCGAAGCGGTTACTCTCGCGGCGTGGGGTCTGCTCCGTACTGTGGGGCGGCCGTCGAAGTACGAGTCGGGCGATCTGCTCGTGTTGGGTGGGTGACCGTGGGTCGTGACCGGCTGGTGAAGTTGGCGCTTCGGGGCCGGTTCCTGGTGACGACGGATAGTGAGGAAGCCTTCGATGGGGTCCTGACTGACTGGAATGAGAACTTCTTCGTCCTCGAGAACGCGTGGAGTGTGGCGGCGTCGGGGGATCGGATCCGGATCGATACGGCGTTGTGGTTGCCGCGGTCCCGGATCAAGTACATGCAAACCGTGAACATCTAAACGAGGGGAACCCGTCGCGCGTGTTTCTCTCTAACGGTCAGACGGTCCCCTCCTCGAGCGTGGACACGTTGGGGGATCGGACTCCGATCTTCGCTGACGCGTCCTACTACGCGTCCTCGACGATGGCGCTCCTCAACAGTTATGCGGCGTATTCGGCGATCTACAAGTCGCAGTTGTGGGTCGGGACTGTGGTGCGGAAGTTGGCGATGGCGACGGCGCGGATGCCGTTCGAGGTGAAGCAGCGCGTCAACGAGACGGACTCGGGGAACGAGGCGGGTCCTCTGCAGGATCTCCTTACCCGCCCGAATGCGCGCATGTCGGGGTTCAAACTGTGGGAGTGGACGTCCAGTACGCGGGACGTGTATGGGGAAGCGTTCTGGTTGAAGCTCCGGGACCGGTCGGGTCGGGTGCGGGAGCTGCATCCGATGCATCCGACGAATGTGATCGTCCGGCGGACGGGTGACGGGGGCATCGAGTACGTGTACTCGAACGGGACGGTGAACACGTCTCTGCTGCCGGGGATCCCGGAGTCGGATGTGGTCGCGTTCACGACGTACAACCCGGACAACCTGACGCGGGGCCTGTCGGTCCTCGAGTCGTTGCGGATGACGCTCCTGAATGAGGATTCGGCGCGGCGGGCGACGGCGGCGATGTGGGCGAACGGTGCCCGGCCCGCGGTCGTGTTGACGACGGCGCAGTCTCTCTCCGCGGGTGCCGCGGCGCGTCTGAAGGCGCAGTTCGATGCGACGCATGCGGGGGCGGATAACACGGGCCGGACGGCGGTGTTCGAGGAGGGCGTCGAACCGAAGGTCATTCAACTGTCCGCGGAGGAGATGCAGTACATCGAGTCGCGGAAGTTGAACCGGGAGGAAGTGTGCGCGGCGTATGACGTGCCCCCGCCGGTGGTGCACATCCTCGACCATGCGACCTTCTCGAACATCACGGAGCAGCTCCGGTCCCAGTATCGGGACACGATGGCGCCCCGGTTCGTGAACTTCGAGTCCGTCATCGACCACCAGTTGGTCCCGGACTTCTATCCGGTGCAGGGGGCGACGTTCACCCGGTTCAACATGGAGGAAGTCCTCCGCGGCGACTTCGAGGTGAAGGCGACCGCGACGGTGTCGATGCGGAACGCGGGTTTCCTGACGGGGAACGAGTCGCGGGCCATGTTCGGCCTGCCCCGCAGCGCGGATCCGGAGATGGATCGGGTGTTCGCGAACGCGGCCCTCATCCCCCTCGGGGCCGCGCAGGAGAAGGTCACCGTCACGGGTGCCGCCCCCGCGGACACTCCGATCGATGTGGCGCCCACGGACCGCGGTGATCTCGTCACGATCCCTGCGAAACCGGCACCGCCCGCCCTCCCGGCGAAGCCGACCCCGGCGGCCCGGTCCCTGATGGGGCGCCTCGGCGGGGCCCTGCAGTCGGGGGCGACGGTGAAGACGTGGGTCCACGACCCGGCGTGCGTGTTCCACGGGGAACTGAAGGGCCAGACGGTCCCGATCCTCGACACGTTC